GTTCAACTTGTGGGTAGGTAATTTTTCGGGATCAGTAGGTGGAGCTAGTGGATACACTGCTTTCAATGGTTTGTTGAAGCAAATCTCTGACGCTAAGTCTGGTAGTGCTGACTATGACATCACTGGTGCTTTGACTGCAGGTAACATCATGACCGCTATTGATGGTACTGTAGCTGTTATCCCTGCATCTATCATGGGATCACCTAACACTAAGTGCTACATGAGCAGAAAGACTTTCCAATTATACATGCAAGCTTGTATGGCTGCTGGTACTGGAGGTCCACTTCAGCCTGCTGACAACGCTATCTTGAAGCAAGTATATGGATATGAAATCTATGTATGTCCAGGTTTCTCAAATGACTGCTTGTTGTTCGCTCAGCCTGAGAACTTATTCGTAGGTACTGACTTAGTATCTGACATGAATGAGGTGAAGGTAGTAGACATGAGCTTGACTGATGCATCTGACAATGTGAGAATGGCTATGAGATACCGTTTCGGAACTCAAGTAGGTTTCGCTGGTGATGTAGCTGTAGCATTCTAAGACAAACACATCTAACATAAAAAGGGGCGGGGTATTTGGCTCCGCCTTTTTTATAGATACTAACAAATAAAAAATTAAAGAAATGGCATGTTTAGCAACAGCGGGTTTTCTAGTAGACTGTAAGAACTATGTAGGTGGTATCAAGGCCTTTTGGATTGGTCCATACGCTACTATTACTGATTCAGCTACAATAGATCCCACAACAGAACAAATCACTGCACTCCCAGCAGCTACTTGGGAGACCTACAACATGAAGCCTCACACTGGTAACTTTGTGGAGGCAGCAACTGTATCAAAAGAAAACAACACTATTTTCTACACTCAGACCTTAACTGCTCAGTTCACTAAGCTTTCTGCAGCTCGCAGATTACAGCTTGACACTTTCAGCAGAGGCCGTCATGTGATCATTGTACAAGACAACAATGATAACTACTGGCTAATGGGTTACAAGGATGGTGCAGAGGTAGCTACTGAGTCTACTGAGACTGGTACTACTAAGATTGATTTCAACGGATACAAAATCACTTTCACTGCTGAGGAGATACACAAAGCTTACCGCTTAGCTGACTCTATCGTGAATGACTTCGATGGTACAATAGACTCTCCTACTCTCTAAGAGATAGCATGTTCTATGTACAAACTAATACAGCCGCACAGACAGCTTACCTCTCTCTAAAAGAGGGGGAGCTGATCTTGGCTGCTACTTATACTCACTACCTTGTCAAGCTCGTACATGAGAACACTGGTAAGGAGTATTTTTTCATTCCAACAGTACTAAGTGAGAACAACAGAGTTACTCACTTGCAATTTGACACTAATGTCAATGACCCCTTGAATGGGGGTATCTTGCTTGTAGATCCAGGCAGATATACTTACAATATTTATGCACAAAACAGTGGGACTAATTTAGACCCATCATTATCTTTGGGACTGGTAGAGGAAGGTTTCATGGAAGCTACAACGGGAGTGACCTACTATCAGACTCCATCATTTACTACACCATCAGACTATATATACAATGGATAACATCACCAACTTAGCTTTTGCGAAATATATCAAGGTAGAGGAAGTAGAGAAAGAGACTACAAAGGGGTGGGTTGAATGGGGAGAGGGAAATGCAATGCCTCAGTACTTGATAGACCTCTATCAATCTTCTCCAGTGCATGGCAGCTTAGTCAATAGTATCTCATTTATGATAGCTGGTAAAGGTTTCAAGAGTGAGAATCCAGCTAGCCAGGTGAACATCGCAAAGCTTGAGCTAGATAATATATTGGGCTCATCTGCACTAGACTTAAAGCTACAAGGTGGAGTCTATTGGGAGCTTATCTACAGCATGGACCACACTCGCATTGTGCAGGTCAATCACTTGCCCTATGAGAATGTGAGACTAGCTATATCAGATGAGGAGGATCATGTATGTGGAGTATGGTATAGTAGAGACTGGCAAGACATCAGAAAGCAAAAGAATAAGCCTGAATATGTACCTCTTTTCAATCCCGAAGATCAATCACCACGACAAGTGCTTTTCTTCCATCTGCATAGTGTGGGATCATTGTACTATCCTCGTCCCGATTATATCAGTAGTAAAGATTGGATTGAACTGACTAGACATATCAGTGAGTACCATGTGAACAATATACTCAATGGTTTCTTTCCATCCTTTCATATTAACTTCCCCAACGGTGAGCCATCACCCGAAGCTCAGAGAATAATCTCTAGAGAGATTGAGAGAAATTTATCAGGCACTCAGAACGCTGGTAAGTTCCTCATCACATTCACTAAGAGTAAAGATGAGGCACCAGTCATACAGCCATTTCCAGTCACTGATGCTGACAAGCAATATGAGTACCTCTCCAAAGAGGCTACCTCTCAAATCATTGTAGCCCACAGAGTGACATCACCTCTACTTATGGGAGTGAGAACTGATGGCAATGGACTAGGCTCTAATACAGACGAGATAAAGGCTGCTCTATATGTATTCACAAAGCAAGTAATTGAGCCATTTCAGCGTATCATCACAGATGCAGTAGAACAGATACTAGCATTCAATGGAGTACCATCACAAGTGATCATTGAAAAGAATGACATCATTGAGATGCAAGCTGAGACTACAGTCATTCAGCAGTCTGAAAAAAAAAAGATAAAACTTGCGGAGGAGGAGACATCTTTTGCACCCACTAAAGAAATGGCAGCAGAAGCTGAGCTAGGTCTGAAGTGGAGAGAGGAGTACAAGAGAGGAGGAACTGAGGTAGGAGTAGCAAGAGCTAGAGATATCTCTAACATGCGCAATCTATCACTAGACACTGTCACTCGAATGAACAGCTACTTTGCTAGGCATGAGGTGGACAAGGAAGCTCTAGGGTGGAATCAGGGAGAAGATGGCTTTCCAACTGCAGGCAGAATAGCATGGCAGTTATGGGGTGGAGATCCAGGAAAAGACTGGGCAGCACGAATACTAGAGAGAGCCAATGCGCAATCATGTGCAGGTGGATGGAATGACTTTTCAGATGAGCAAGGTGCAGCATTCATTGAGCAACTAAAAGCAAAAGCAGAGTACATCAATGATGAGTGGGAGCTACTTAGTGAGGAGAGAGTCACTGATGCACTAGCTGAGGAGGACTTTGTACTCCAGTGCCAGTCACTTGATAGCTATGCTAAGGGTGATGAGTCAGAGAGAAGTCAGTGGGGTGATGCTGGACTATACAAGCTACGCTATGCATACAGTCAAAATCTATCAGCTAATAGCAGAGACTTCTGTATTGAGATGGTAGCAATGAGCAAAGCTGGTGCAGTGTTCAAATATGAGGACATTCAACAGATGAGTGATGATGGAGTGAATGGTGAGTTCGCTCCTGCAGGGCAGAGTAGTTACGATATCTTCCGTTGGGTCGGGGGAGCCTACTGTCATCATTTTTGGAAGCGTCAGATATACTTTAGAAAACAAGAGAAAGGAAAGTTCCTACCTAATAAGGGGCTTGACAATGATAAGAGAGTGGGGAATGTACCTTATGTAAAGCCGAAAGGCATTGAGGGCATTGCACCAATTAACAGACCAGGCAGAGGATCACTAAAATACGGATAATAAAATGGCAGTACTACCGGAAATACTTTTAATTGATGAGACATTCATCAAGAAATATACAGCAATCAATGACAGTGTTGACACTGCCATCATCAGACCATGCATCTATCTAGCTCAAGATAAGTATCTAGTCAACTATCTAGGTACTGATTTGACTAATAAGCTCAAGGCAGATGCACAAGCTGGCACCCTTGCAGGGGACTATGAGACACTCATTGACCAATATGTGAGAAAGATGCTAGTGTGGTGGACCATGATTGAGCTATATCCCTTGCTAGTATACAAGCATGACAATGGTAATATAGTCAGTAGAGACAGTGAGAATGCCACAAGCATCAGCGAGAGTGAACTGCACAAGCTCATGGATGCAGCAAAAGACAACGCAAGATATTACACACAGAGAATGCTAGACTACATCCGACAAAATGTATCTTTATTCCCTGAATATAGCAGCAATACATCACCCGATCAGTCACCCTATACCCAACTGTATACACAGACTGGATTGATGTACTCACAAGGTCTAAAACAATCTACACTACGATGGTCAATAAAAGACTTCCTACCAGTCAAGTAGACAAGAGGAAAGAGTATGAAATGAAAATGAAATCTTTCTACAACAAGATGATGAATGACTTAAAAAAAAGAGAGAATAATGGTAACAAATAATGACACACCGGGTACAATAGGTGCAGTCACATCAATAAGCATGGCATCAGTAGCTAACCTAGAGGAAGTGGAGATCATTGTCAAGATCATTGCTGGTCTGGTCGCTATTGTCGTGGGAGTTATGACCATCATCTATTATCATAAGAAAATACAAAAGCTGAATGCTGACAATAAGTAACCTATCCTGGATGCAGGAAAAGTTCGCCATCAAGGGATATCAGTGGGAGAGGTTTCACCTAGTAGGTATCAGAACGAAAGACTATGTACCCAATACTTTTTGTGACAATATCTTCTTGATTGATGGAGACAAGGCCTATTCATTTCATGCCACTACTAGACCAGGTAAGCACTGGCTAAAAAATCTACTCAATCCTAAAGGTACCGCTGTCCTCCAAGAGGGGCAGTACAAAAATAGCTGGAGGATAGGACTGCATCAGGGCAAATATGAGGCGCTTGTACAGATCATGCCAGTCAATGTGTTCAGAGATGCCAACAGAGATGAGAAAGCAGATGTAGGGGGAGTGATAGATAGGGGCATGTTTGGTATCAATATACACAGAGCCAATGCTAATTTGATGAGCAAGCTAGTGGACAAGTGGAGTGCAGGGTGCCAGGTGATAGCTGACCCATCAGATTTCAATTTTTTACTAAAGAAATGCAAGGACAGTGGGAAGGGAGTATTCACCTATACACTAATAAATGAGTAGACCTAAGACTTTAGCTAGATTGACAGCAGAGGAATACTGCAGAAATCATCAAGACATGCCTCACATGACACTAGCTAAGCTCCTAAAGAAAGAGCATGGAAAGCTTTACAAGAATACAGAGTCAGCTAGAGATTTGATAAGAATAATTAGGGGACAGAAAGGCTCTAGAAATCATCTAGAAACAACAGACAAGAGTCTGTATGTAGCTAAATCACCCTACTTCACACTGCCTAAATCAGCCATTGTCAAGAGGATGCCAGTCAATATCAAGGGTGAAAAGATACTTTTGCTCAAAGATATTCACTTCCCCTACCATGATGAGGAAGCTTTGAGCATTGCTCTGACCTATGGACTAGAGAAAGGCTGTGATACATTGTATCTCAATGGAGATATACTAGACTGCCACACGCTATCAAGATGGGAGAAGGATCCCGAATCTAGGTCATTCTCTCAAGAGCTTGAGACAGTGAGGTCATTCCTGAAGATGGTATCCCCACTATTCAAAAAAGTATACTACAAAGAGGGCAATCATGAGGAGAGGTACTGGAGATACCTATCATCACATGCACCGGAACTGGTAGAGATAGATGCATTCAACTTGCAGTCTCTTATGTGGCTAGATCAGTATGGAGTAGAGTGGATTGATGGTAGGACATTTGCTAAGTTCAACAGCTTGAATGTAGTACATGGTCACGAATTTGGGCAGAATGTATTCAGTCCTGTAAACATTGCAAGGGGTCTCTACCTAAGAGCTAAGAGTCATGCAATCTGTGGACACTGGCATCAGACATCTGAACACAATGAGAAGGACATCAATGGTAAGATCATCACCACATGGTCTGTTGGTTGTCTCTGTGACTTATCACCTAGATACAGACCAGCTAATCAGTGGAATCATGGCTTTGCTATCTTGCACAGAGACGGAAAAAATTTCCATGTAGAGAATAAGAAAATATATGAAGGCAAAGTATATTGATGCAGTGATCATGATAAGCATTGCAGTACTATTATTGATAGCTGCAATCATTCAGAGCTGTGGCAGAAAGAAAGTGGAAGTAGTGACAGTGAGACATGACTCAATACAAAAAGTAATAGAGCAAAGAATTGACACACTTGTCAAGACAAGAGTAAAAATCAAAGAGATATACCATGAGAAGATTGATACTATCTATCTGTATGATAGCATTGCCATTGATAGCAGCTACACAAAAGCTATCAAAAGACTCAGTGAGCTTGAGAAAGCTGGATACTTTAAGGATTGAGAGGAGACTGGTAGTGATGGGAGTCACTAGGATGGAATATCTGCAGGCAGATAATGACAATCTTAGTATGATAAATCACTCACTAAATGAGATAATTAGTCACAATGTGCAATATATTGCACAATTAGAGGGTGATATATCGCAAAAAAAGGACATTATCAGTAAAAAAGAGAAACGTATAAGAGGATGGAGAACTGCTGCACTGGTAGAGGGTGGTATATTGGTGATCATTTTAGCTCTGATCTTATGAATAATACCTACATAAAGATGGGCCTATACAAGCCATGTATCTTCATCAATCCTGATGATGATAACGATGAGGAGCTACTGAGTGCAACGGTCTATATTGATGAGGAAAAAGTGCAAATCTTGAATGAGAATGGTGAGTTCATTGCTCAATTTTTTTATGAGGAACTGAGAGGTATCATGGCTGTCATGGCAGCACATCAAGAAAAGCAGTCAATCAGAATATCAGCAATAGCTAAAAAGAATTAGACAGCTACTCCTCCAACAAAGTACCTACCGTCTCTCTTATTGACTTCAAAGTAGGCACGCATCATGATACTATCTGCAATGTCAGGGGAGAGTCCTCCAGCTTTGGCTGCAATAGTTTCCTTATCAGTTACCATCAGCTTACCATCACTGCCTACATTGGCTCTCCTTACTAGCTCTAGCTCCTTTGTGATTTGATCTTTATACTTGCTGTTGAATGTGATCTCATTCTTGTCTATCATATCACCTAGCTTGAAGTAGCAGTCAGCTTTTAAATTCTTGTAGTTAGGTCTGAAAGCTTTTGATCCATTGACAAATCCTGGGCAACGGAGATAATCTACCGCACCTCCCCCGATACCATCCTCGTCACAGATAACATTGGAGAGCTTTACCTGATACTCCTCCATCAGTCTCTTGATGATGTCCACTATCTCATTGACTCTCTTGTGAAGATGTAGATCCATCCTCTCCAGGTGCAATCCGTTCCATACACAAATGACAGTCCTATCCTTACCCAAACGCGCAATATCAGCTGTGATGTAGCAATCAGTGAGACTGTCTGACTTATCTCTGAAACATCTGAGCAGCTCAGAATAAGAGTACAGTCTATCATCACTGCTATCAAAGTCCCAGTCTCCCAATAATAGTCTTTTCCTATCCACTTCCGGCAATGTGTTAAGGATGCCCATGTATGATGAGGGTAGCATGTAATTATCTGCACTGAGAGACTGGATGAAAGCTTTATCAGGACTCAATCTGCCCTCGCGATGGGGATGGTAGAACTCATTGTATAGGTATCCCTTAGAGGGGTTGCATGTCATGAGCAGCTTAGGTACCAGGTTGTACTCATTGAGCTTATATCTTATCCTACTTAGCACAGTAGTGATAGCTCTCTCATGTACCTCTGCTGCCTCATCTATGAATGCATCAGTCAGCTCCAGTCCTCCCAAGTCTTGATAGTGGGGATCTGAGGGCTTGTAAGCTAAGTCTGCAAGCACTATCTGACTATCATTGTAGAATGTGATAGTATTGCTCTGTTGGTTGTAATTGTAGTGAGTGTGGGGCTGTAGTCCCATCAGTCTAGTAGTCTCAAAGAATGACGCTATGGTAGTCTTTTTTAGGGTATCTAGCTTAGACCTCCCAATGAGAGACTTAGTGCCTGCATACTTGAGTCTCCTCTGTATCTGCCAAATACAGCCCAGTCTTGTCTTGCCTCCTCCTGCTGCACCTCCATACAAGATCATGTTGGCAGGATGGTTATTGCGTAGATAGACCAGTGCTTCTTTCTGCTTGTCTAGTAGTTCCATCACTTTTCTTTGCTCATGATGAGCTGAGCTTTGCACACTGCATACCTCTGCTGGTAGTCAGTGAACTCGGAGTTCATGACTTCATCATTCATGCATCTGCCAATGAATTGCTCATCAGACTCATTTTGTTTTTTTTTAGGTAGTGGCATATTTAATTTATTAGTTCTATTGATAGTCCTTTCTCTGTGAGTAGTTCTCTGATGTATTCTCTTAGATCACAATAAGCTTGCTTGTACTCCTCACTTTTAGTCTCGTCATACTTCACTGCCCTTCGCATGTACTCATCAATCTCCCACAATACAAATGTGATTTCATCTATGTGAGTGATCAGCTTGTGCTTTGCTCTATCTTCGGGATCATTCATGTCAAAGGTGATGGTAGCTTTCATTCTTGTCCTCCAAATGTTTCTTTGTATATCATTTTTGTTATGTTTTCTAACTCTATCTCTGTGAGTTCTAAATAAAATAATTTATTATGATAATGCTCAATAATCATTTTCATCTCCTCCTTATGCATTGCTTTGGCTTGTTCAAATTCTTCAACAGTTATATTGCCGCGATGCTCATACATTTTACTATACAACCATTCAACACTGCTTTGTTTTTTGCTCATAGTTCTTTGATATGTTTTTTTACTCTTGTCCAGTACTTGATAGCTTGCTGTTCTCCAGTCTTATCTTCTACTGGAGCTGCAAGTATCTTATCTACAGCTAACATAACTGACTCTTTGACTCTATCTCTAGTCAGCTGCTCTAGTTTCATTTCTTTCACTACAGCTAGCGCATGCTTAAGCATGAACTTTGCTTGTGCTTTTGGAGATGCTAGGAGCTTGCTCATTTATTGTATCTTTTATTCATTAAGTCTGAGGGATCATACTCGCGGTACAGCTGTCCCATTTCACAGCATAGATCAAAGTGATCTCTCTCGTCAAAGATAAGCTTTTCAATCAGCTCCTCTAGATCATGGAGTGCTTGTACATAGCCACTATTGTAAGTGTTCAAAGCCCTATTGAGCTTTGCCTCTATGAGATTATCTACCTCATCCTTAAAGATTTGCGCTGGTGTTTTCATTTGATAAAGATATATTATTTTTTTCAACTAGCTGATACTCACCTCTATTATCTAGTGGAATAAAGCCTGAGCCATTGCCATGTACTACCTTCATGAAGTCTACCTCTACCTTTGCAGAGTTCACTATCACTTGTGCTACATCTGAGATAGTCTGTGCTTTCTCAATGTCTATGTCTCCATCCTTTAGCATTTCGATTACTTCAAATAGATGGTTTCTTAAATCCTCAATCTTGTTTCGTGCCATGATTTCTTATTGTTTTTTTTAGTTTTGATATTGTCTTAATTGCTTGTACTATTTCTGTTGGATAACGGTGGATAGTGTTTCTTGCCATAGCTTCCTCATAGGTCAGCAGCAGCAGATTATCTATTGATATATTCAACTTGTTGTTATCCTTAAAAACTAGTTTATGTCGGGGTGGTATTGGTCCATTGACTTCCTCCCATACTATGTGATGTACTGCTTTCCATTTCTTGGGATCCGCTACCTTCCTCTCCAGGTATCCATCCACAGTGATTCTCTCACTGCCTACTGGTTTATAGTTATGAGGCTTGTGTCCTTTCTTGAACTCAGTAGCGACACTCACCCTCATGTACTTACCTTTATTCCATGTGATATCTCCTTTCTTATACCGGTGAGCTTTGCCATACTTAAAAAGATTCTCATTAGTCCTAGCTAGCATCTGCTTCATGTACTCAGGATCCTTTTTTATTTTTCTACTGCACGCTATACCATGTACCTTACTCTCTGTCAATCCATACTTGAGTGCTACTTCTCTTGTACTCATGTGTGGGTAGTCGGCTAGTATTTGATTGAGGAAGTCTTGACTATACTTTTTCATAGGTCAGCTTTGATATTGTTCATGATAGTAGTGAATAGCTCCTCATTCTTTATGATATGCTTATAGACCTCACACTTGACCTGGTTAATCTGCTCAGTCTTAACCATTGACTTCCATTCCTCACTGCTGTACTTAGCTCTATCCCATTCACCCATGACTTGAAACATATTGCTTTTCACTTTGAGCTTGACATCACTTAGCCACTCATCAGAGATATACTCATCTTTGAAGTACCCTCTCTTGATTAGTGACTGCATGATAAGGGGTGCAGTATACCTCAATTTCTTTTCAAAGAATGCATCTTGCTGGTCAGCTATTAGCATGTCATGGAGTGCTTGTATATTCACCCTCTCCTCAATCTGAAGCTGCTTTCTTGTCTCTTTCTTGCTGATGTCTTGCATGGCCTTTCTGCTATACTCAATATACCTGGTAAGTACATCACTGACATACTGCACGCTGAACATATTGTAGTGTTCTATCCTGGTCCACTCGGTACCCAATGCATTAAGGTCAAAAGCTAACTGCATCTCGCCTAGTGTGATGTTGCCATACTTCTCTACTATCAGCTGAGATAGGATAGTGAACTCCTCTTGTGATGGCAGCTGCTTGATGCCTGAGATAGTGATGGGCTTCACCATACTCATCTTGAACTGCTGAGGAGTGAGTGCATTGATTCTAACAGTGGTCTGTGCCTGGATGAGGGATTGCTCACTCTTTGTCAATCCACTCGTATAGGTCTTGCCTGCTAATTCTACCGATTTTGCTTGAGTCATTTGATTGGTTTTTAAGTTTTGATTGTTGTTCCAAATATACATCAACATTAAATCCTACCCACTGCCTACCTATGGCATTCACAATAACTTGCTGAGCTAAGTCATGGTCATTATTGCAGTCTCTCATCAGTGTGCTATATGCCATGTATTCACTCTTTGCAGATTTGTAGGGAGTCTTGGATACATTTGTCTTGTACTCTATCCATTCATCCCAATATCCATCCAACTTTCCTACTAAATCTTTATTTCTTGGCTCTTTGTACAGCTCATGCACTACTATCTGATCTACCTCATACTTGACTAGATTAGCTTTCTCTAGTGATGTGAATGCGACATCTAGAGCAAGAGCTTCCTGCTGGATCTTTGCCTCTCTCATAGATATGCCTGGATTGATAAAGATAGATGCAATGTGGAGAGCTATATTGTCACTCATTATCTCAGCTACTTGATTATCCTTGCATAAGTAGTAGAGCTTGAAGTATACACCCACATGATGTGAATGCATACCTCTTAGCTTATTGATTGCATCTTTCTTCATTTCAATATCTTTATATGTGAGATTGCCTTGAAGTGATCAGTGGCATCTATCCCTTTGCTCTGTAAATGTAATAAGATATTTTCTAAGTCTTGTCTAAAATTACGATCTACTGAGTACAGACTATCAATCCTTTTAATACCATTGAGTACTGTTGCATGGTCTCTGTTATAGTAGGAGCCAATGACATTGAGAGAGAAGTACTCTTTCAGATATCTTGATACCCACATGCATACTTGCCTCGTGAAGTTTATGTCAGCTACTCTATTGCGAGCCATGACATCAGTAACAGATATTCTGTGATACTTGCAGACAAGCTCTCTTACAGTCAATAGGGGATCCATTTTCGGATTGCCATCCTCATCTTTAGGCTTACCTTCATCCAGCTGTATCTTCATTTCATCAATCTGCTGCTGTATCATGGTCTCAAATAGATCAATGAGCTTTTGATGTACATAGTTTTTCTTATCCTCGACAACACAAGACATGATGTCATTGTACTTCTGCTTGAGTGGTATGAAAGTTCTCATGTGCCTGGAGTGTTAAGTAGTTTCAGCATATACATACAACCAGCCTCAAAAGCCATCAGTCTAGTGCCATCACACTGACCATCCTCATTCATTCCGGCATACTGCTCGGATGCTGCTTTGATTGCAGTCATTATCTCAAATGCGTTCATAGGTCTGACTCTTGTGTAGGTGGAACTGATTTGTACTGGCAGTCATAGATGAACTGAGCCATGTCTTTTACTGACATCTTGCAATGCTGAGCTAGTGTGAAGATGTCTCCTATTGTCATCATGCCTGGATATTTCTCCCATCTCCTAGCTGTTGGCCAGCTGATGTTAAGGACTTTTGCCATCTCATAGGTAGAGACAAAGTGCTGTCTCATTTTAGCCACAAATGGTCTATTGATTAAGTTGCTTTCATCTGCCCTACTTAGGTAGATTTTGTCTATCTGATTCATTGAAATAAGTTTTTGATTTTTGCAAATATAGATTTTTTCTTTTGTAGTTCAGCTATCATCTTATCTTTTGTTTTGATAGTGAACTCTAGGGTAGATATTCTAGCCTCTTGTCTATTGAGTTCAGATTGTAGATTCCTTATCTCATTCTTGTAGATAGCATCTTGAGCTATCCCTTTCATGTGAGCTGGTAGTTCTACCTCGCATGTCACTAGATCAGAGGGGGTATCTTTCTTGCTGTACTCAGCCTCATACCTTGACATCACATAGTCTAGAATATAGTCAGTGCTGTGGTTTTTTGGGTTAGTGTATAGCACTGTCCTATCCTTAGTGTCAATTATTTCTAGCTCTCTGAGGTACTTCATGAACTGATGGCCTAGTCTATAGGTCTTAGCCACTTCATTAGTGATGCCTGGTAGAGACTGGAGGAGGTGCAGGTCATTGATTAGACCTGCTACCTTCACTCTTGTTTTTTGCTGTATGTTCATTCCTTTCTTAGTTTTAGCGTATCTATCCATAGCTTTGGTATTCAGAAGGGTAAGTCATTTTCATCTATAGATGCATCCATCTTACGATCATTCAATGCATTATCTACAGCATCTTGATTAGCTTGCTTGCCAGTGAGTAGGTAGTGTTCAAAGTAGAGAGCCATGTTCACATAGACCTCAGCTTTCTCTCCAGCTCCAATAGCGTCAATAGCTGCCTTCAAGGCCACTGATCTAGCAATGTTCTCCTGCTGACTTGGTGCCTGGTTAGTCCCTACTTGGTGGGTACTTGGTCGGTACTGTTGGTCGGGTGCTTTCTCAAGCTTGATAGAGTACTGAGTCTTGCCCTTGAACTGACCCTTACTTTCGATGCTGTAGTAGATTTCTGCTCCAGTGCAGATCTTTGATGGCATCTTTTCTTTGGTGCCTACTGATCCCTCGTCTCCATTGTCTAGAGTGATGTTGTGATAGTAGATTTTGCCTGATGGTCCCTCCCACTCCCGAGAGTAGACACATGATGTAACTTTTGCGTTTTTCATTTTCTTTTTATTATTTGATTGTTGTTGACTTTTGAGGAAGCCTTCATGCTCCACTGCTCTTTTGATATTATCCAACTGATTCTCCGGAGAGTCCTCAGCTACTAGGATGGGTGCGCCATCCTCATCTTTGATCCAGGGCATTACTTCTGATAGGTTTTTTCGGTTAGTAGTTCCTCCATCCTTTCGAGTGGTGTTCTCTTAGTCCCTGCAGCTATGTGCTGGGCTATCTGATTGAAGTCTAGCTTTTCTTTGGGATAGCTTGCAGACTGTACACAGATGTACTTCTTGGGGTAGGTTAGATTGACTTTCATATCTCTTGATTATTTAATTTTGCTATACTTATTAACTGATGTATATACTTGTAGGAAAATAGTTCATCACGAGTGCTTGCAAGCTCCTCTTTGGTAAATACCTCACCTTCATATGTTGATGCGAACTTTTCTAATGCTACTTGTAGGATAGTAAGTTCAGCACTAGTGAGGTCTAGCTTCCATGTTTTTATATTGCGACTCATAGCTTAGATGATTTGAAAGATGAATGCATAGATATTGATGTACGGATTTTGTCCGGCATGCGCATAAGCAAAGCCATCTTGATCATACTTGTAGTTCCATCCATTGTGACTTGCAATGTCAATGATGGTACTGTTAGCATTCTGCAATGAGTCGCATGAGATACACTCCCTATCCATGCCTCTAAAAATGTGTACTTGATACATAGTTTTTTGTTTTTGATTTCAGCAAAGATATGAATACTTTTGAATATAGACGAAAAAAGTATCAATTCTTTTATTAACATAGTTATTAACATAGCAAAAGAGTAGTACCTTTGATGTCATGCTAGAGTCAGATATTCAAGAGGCAGTAGTCAAGTTCATTGATATTAACTATCCAGGCACCTTGTATTGTGCATCAGCTGGAGGGATGAGGACTAGCATGAGACAAGCTATCAAGATGAAACGCACTGGCTATAAGAAAGGATTCCCTGACTTACAGATCATGCATCCCACAAAGCTACATCATGGCTTATTCATTGAGATTAAGACAAGTAAGGGTCAAGCATCACCAGAGCAGAAAGCTTGGAGGGATGAGTTGAATAAGAGAGGATACAGAGCTGTGATATGCAAGGGCCTTGATGCTTGTATTCTCGAGATCATTACCTACATGAATGAGAGACTTGAATAATGCCATAGAACTGCACTACAAAGATTTCTTAGCACTGGCTAAGATTCTGTCTAGAGGCAAGAGCTTTGATCCCTATGACCTCCTCCATGATACCATTGCTAGACTCTATGAGAGAGAAGCTGATTTCATTGACGATATTATCAAGAGAGGCAAGTTCAAGGCATACATGGACTGCTCATTGAGGTTAGCAGCTAATAGCTCTACCAGTAGATTCTACTACACTCATCGCAAGTTCACCAATGACATGAGTGAGATCACTGAGGATGCCTTACAGACAAAAGTTCCGGATATTGCAAGTTTTGTCAATAGGGAGAACATTGACATCATCATCAGTAGGCTCCCTGAATTTGAGAGCAAAGCACTGGAGCTGTATCTCATGGGCTTCAAGTACAAGGAGATCAGTGATGCCACAGATATACCTCTCACCTATGTGTTTAGGGCAGTCAATACAGCTAAGCAATTACTAATAGATCATATATGTTATTTACAACAGCACAGCAAAGAAAAGAAAGACTAGACATCTGCATGGCATGTCCTGTCTATGTAGCGAAAAGCACCTCATGTGGTAAGTTCATGGACCTCTTTCAAGACCTGGTCACTATTGATGGTGTGACCTTCAAGCCATGTGGATGCCATCTTAGAGCAAAGGCATCACTCAAACACTTTGATTGTCCAGCAGGGAAGTGGCCTACTATATTCAGCAAGAAACAACTGTCTATATTGAAAGACATAGCAGAGAGAGCTACTAAGCAGAAGTTCATAGTTAAGGAGGACAGAGATATGCTCAATCAAATCTTTCAGACTGAGGACCCCAACTTCCGAGGATTCTCCTGCAGTTCATGTGGAAGTCAGATATTCAGTACACTAGATCAGCTTTTGCAAGATATGCATAATGGTACTGTAGTAGTCGATAACCCCCCAAGTAACCCCTCAGATATTCCTGCAAGGATCAAGAGGAGTAGAAAAAAGAAGGAGTGAGATATACTAAGAGCAGCTATCTATCCTTTATAGTTTAAGTTTTTGATTTCTCAAGAGAGCTCACAACGGTGGGCTTTTTTGTTTTATGACTTTTCAACAATATGACAGCTGTAACAAATTGATTCTATATTTGTCACATGCATCACACACATAGGTTTTTAATTTTGGTTGAAAGTTTTGAAGTCCCCTTGAGTCTGGTGCATGGCTCTTGGGGACATTCTTTTGTTGGCGGTGCGAATACGCTAGGGCAGAGGAATTAGGCACTACTAGGGGATGATAGCACAGTGCAGCGGTGGCATCAAGGAGAGAGCCGCAAGACTATCACAGAGGTCAGACACTCTGTTAAAGTAGACTCCAGACCATAGATCACTGATGATACTATGGGACTTGAAAGCGAGGGACTCATTCGACAGATTGAGACTTAATGCTTGAGAGGTGAGTGACAACTGATGTCAAGTCAGTAGGATATTCTCATGCTCTCTTAGCTCAGGATCTATTCTCTAGATTAAGTATTAACTACTACTTATCTAGTAATTAACTTAATAGATATACTAATAGATAGATATGATATTGATACCAGGACAAATTGAGTCAATTAAGTCAAGAAAAGACAAGACAACTGCTATAGTCTTGGGTAGTCAAGAGATGTCACCCTCAACAGCTGGTCAGCTTTTTGCTTTACAAAACAGCTTCGTCTATGTAGCTATAAAAGAGGAAAGTTTCATGCAGCAAGAGATTGAAGTCATGGAGGACCTAAAAGCTGATTTTGAGCTAGAAAAGAAAAGCAATGGTCAGAGACTAAGGAATGTACTCTATAAGCTATATGAGCAAGATAAAGAGGGATTTATTACCTTTACAAAGTACTATGATCATCAGATGGAAAGATTGATAAATCACTTTAAGAATAAATTGAATGACTAAGTGTGGGTGTGATGTACCAAAAAAAGAGATACACCAGTGCAGTAAGTGTGCTGAGTATTTTTGTGGTAGGCATATCTACTATTATATTGATGAGGCTAACATATCTATAACTAGAAATTCTAAGCCTCACTGTGAACAATGCTATATTGAGAAGTATGGGAAAAGATAAATTTGAAAAGTCACTAGAGACAAGGCTTGACAAAACTAACAACAAAAAAGAGTTAATGATCCAATGTCTCAAGCAGTCAATGGGTATAGTCTCTCAAGCTTGTGAGAAAGCTGATTTGAGTAGGACTACTCACTATGAATGGTACAAAGAGGACCCCGACTACGCTGCTCAAGTAGATGCTATCCAAGAGTCATGTATTGACTTTGCTGAGAGCAAGCTCATGGAACTCATCAATGGAGCCAAGCATGAGGTAGCAACAGCTAAGGGTGAAGTACTGACAGTCCAGGATGGACCTAACCCAACAGCTTGTATATTCTATCTCAAGACTAAAGGAAAGAAAAGAGGATATGTAGAGAAGTCTGAGCTGGAGGTAGGTGGCAATGGTATCAATATCACAATAGACAGTCTTATATGATTACACTGGGTAAGTACATAGACTTTAAGAATGCCGGAGAGAATGTATTCCTGCAAGCTCAAGTGGTGACTGGATACACAAAGGATGAGCTGAGAGAGAAGTCAATGGATGATATATCTCCCTTAATCAATAAGTTCATTGAGGAATGCCAGGGCTACAATGAGAACAAGCTACAGAAGTACATCAAGATGGGTGGCAAGACAATGGGCTTTCATCCCAATCTAGAGGCTATGAGCTTTGGTGAATATCTTGACCTCAATGAGCTAGTGAGGTCTGACTTTACTAACAACTTACCAAAGATCATGAGTATCTTGTATAGGCCAGTAGTGAGTGAGTTCATGCATAACTATGAGATTGAGAAGTATGATAGTGCTGTCCACATCAAGAATGCTGACTTATTCAGAGATGTAGATATGGCCTATGTGAATGGTGCTATTGTTTTTTTTTGTCTGCTCAGGGAAGATTTGCTGAGCAGTTCCCTCAGATTATTAGATCAACAGATGCTGACACAGATGGAGGAGAGCCTGACTCTGATAGAGGAGGAGCTACACTCTCATCTCAATATGGGTGGTGGCATATAATTGAGGAGCTAACAGATAGAGACATCACTAAGTTCAACATGATCACTGACCTACCAGCTGCTCAAATCTTCGCTCACATCAGCTACATGAAGTCATATAACAATGTCAAATATCCCTTGAGCCTTTAATATACTAATAGATATGAGTACAAGTACGACAACATACAATGTCATCATAAAAAGATTTGAGGACTTTGCCACTGCTCACCCTTTAATCAATCGTTTCACTTATGGCACGATCCAAGAGGGAGACATCGGCAAGTCATGTACCTATCCCTGGATGCATGTCGCTCCATCATCTACCAACTATGATGATGGTCAGAGAGGTATGTCCTTTGACATTCTCTTTGCTGACTTAGTCAGAGACAAAGATGATAAGCCCGAAAATGAGAAAGAGATCATCAGTGACTGCTCACAGCTATTTGAGGACTTGCTTGCCACCATTGAAAACAATACATTGTTTGGTGACAATGCACTATTGCAAAAGCCTATCACTATCACTCCCTTCCTTAACTCGTTCACTAACAACTTGACTGGAGTAGAGGGTACTGTCACCATTGAGCTTGACTACACTTTTGACTTTTGCTCAGTTCCGGTAGACTTCAACTTGAACATTCCTACCAGTGGAGGGCAAGGTGGTGGAGTGCTGACCTTTGACGATAGCTTGAACTTATCAGGTACATCAGTCACGCTTGACAATGATGTAGATACACCAGGCAATGACTACTACTATGGTACAGATGCAACTGGTACAAAGGGGTGGTATACACTTCCTACCGGAGGAGGTACACCTAGCGGTCCAGCTGGAGGAGATCTAACTGGCACCTATCCTGATCCAACAGTACACCGAGTACATGGAGTAGACTTTCAATCAGGCACTCCATCAGATAATGAAGTGTGGATATACAAAGGTAGTGCAGCTAAGTGGCAGCATCAGCATATTCACGCATCAGAGGTAACAAATGATAGTCAAGTGACTGGTACCAATGTAGATGATGCACTAGATCATTTGCATACTACCAAAGAGCCAACTATCACAGCTGGTACTACAAGTCAGTACTGGAGAGGTGATAAGAGCTGGCAGACACTCTATAATACGAGTATTCAAAGTAGCATAATAGGTACGACAATCACAGTGCAGGCATCACCCATCACACGCTATCACGCAATAGCAGGGGCGGTGACATCTTCTACAGTGGCATATCAAGTGCCTTTACCAATGGCTTGCACAATTAGTAACTTTCATTTCCGCACATATGGAACGCAACCTAACAACGGAAGTTTTGTTGCAACTATTCAAAAGAATGGGGTAGATACTGCCATCACAATAACAATAGCAGCAGGATCAGCAGCCAATACATTTCTTGATACAACCAATAGCGCGACATTTGCAGCTAATGATACTTGGCAATTAAAGGTTATTCAAAATGCAATAACAGGTGCTTCACCAACAGCTAGTTCACTCGGTACTTATTCATTTAAGATCACTATGTAATGGCAAAGAAACTAGTATTTACAACTAACATACCTGGAGCTACTACTGACTATGCAGCAGCTGATGGTACATGGAAAACAATACCAGGTGGAGGAGGGGGAGGTAGTGGTACAGTCACATCAGTGGCTACAACTGCACCCATAACTGGAGGCACAATCACTACAAGTGGTACCATTGGCATCACTCAGGCAACTGGATCTACTGATGGATACTTATCATCCGCTAACTGGAACACATTCAATAACAAGCAAGATGCTATCACACTGACTACTACTGGAAGTGGTGGCTCAGCAACTTTAGTGGGTAGCACTCTGAACATTCCTCAATATACTAGCTTGGCTGTTTTACAAGCTGTTTATGGAGGTACTACATTATCAACAGGTCAAATAGCTTATGCTGCATTTGAAAATATAGGTGGCGTCCTTACCAATGAAAATACTCGCAGAGTGATTATGCCAGTAGCCTGCACAATGAGTAAATTCTACACCGTTTCAGGTAGTACTCAACCTGCAACTGGATCATTGACATTGACAATTAGAAAAAACATAGCAGATACTATTTTAGTTATTACTATTGCCGCAGGTAGTATTGCAGGGATTTATTCAAACACATCTAGTATAGTATCATTTGCGGCTGGCGATGCAATGGCTATCAAATTTGTCAATAATGCAACATCAACAAGTGCATCAATAATATCAGTATCATCACTTTTATCTTAATGAAATGAATTATACACTTACTCAAAAGGATGGCGGTATCAATGAGCTGACCATACCAACAGATGGACAATGGGGAACTATCTGCTTTGCATGGGAGGACTCTAACACTGAGTTCACCACAGCACTGGCAGCCAAAGGTATAGATGCCTTTATAGCTTTACTCATTGCAGATCCTAACACTGCCTATACAATTTTCTGTGGAGCTTAACAATCTCAAAGCACTGCTGCAAGAGTTCGTCACTGAGGTAGTACAAGAAGCTCAGAGGAATATTGGTGCCACTCAAAAGGTATCAAAGTTCAAGGTGAGCAAGACTATCTCAAAGAACTTCGTAGCTAGTGGTAAGCTCAGGGATGGACTAAGGGGGAAAGTCAATAAGGACATGACTCTCTCATTCTTTGTGGTGGGTGCAGCTAAGCAGTACGCAATGGCAATAGAGCATGGACAGAAAGGAACTAAGGGAATGCCCACTGATGATCCATACTACATGCCATCCAAGAATGCGACAACTGCCAAGATGCCTCCCTCAAAAATGATATTCAAGTGGATGGAGAGAAAGAATATAAAGTTCCGGGATGAGAATGGTAAGTTCATCAGCAAGCCATCAAAGAGCAAGAGAGAGGGCATAGCATACGCAATAGCAAAAGCAATACAAGAGAGAGGTAGAGTAGGCTTGCACTACTTTGAATATGCCTACTTAGATACACTCAAGGCAATGGGTCCTGATATACTTAATAGTGTAGGAAAGGACATTGAAGTAGAGCTACTCAATACTTTCAGACTAGTTAAAAAAGCATAAGCAATGGCACTAACATTACAAAGGACATCACAGACACTTATCACCTATGACAATGTCAGCAAGGGTGGTATTGATAATGTGGTCACAGCACTCAGCACTGAATATACTCAACCTGGTTTTAGGTATGTTGTCACTATATCTGTGCAAGATTTTTATAGCAATTTCGTAGACACTTATTTATATGTCCATCCCAATCCATTTGGTAGGGGCATCATCAATCTTAGACCTCATCTTATCAATGCTCTGTACTACAGAGCGATAGTAGATGAGTTATTGACCTTTCCATATATTCACAATACTAAATCAACATCTTTGATCAGATCCCGATGGTATTGGTCCCCAATATATAGAGCTCATGGCATTTTGGGGATGGGATAATGCTTTCTCATTCAATCAGAATAATAGCGCAAGCTCACCTGGACCAGGTTTCAATGACCTGACATCTAGTACTTACTATAAGAGACTAGCATCAAAGGTGCCTCCCTCATTCAGATCAGGAGTGACATTTGTACCTACTCTGCCCTATAACATGGGTAGCTTTTGTATCAATTCAGATGATGGTACATTTAGCTCTGAGCAAGATGCCAATAATAAATATATTGAGCTAAATTTCTACACAAGCTCAGGCACATTGATAACCACAGACACTACATCATTCACAATCAAAGTAGAGCCTGGTGCTGTGGCACTCGTTCCGGCATTCGCTGGAAATATAACATACTTGAGAAGTGGTGGCATACCAGCTAATACTGCATTCTATACATTGCAAATTAAGGATATTGTGACTAATGCAATATGCAGTACCAAGTGGCTATTTGTGATTGAAGATATAGACTGTGATCACAATCCAATAGAACTTGGATGGATAGGAAAGAAAGGAGGATGGAACTACTACAACTTCATCAAGACTAATCAGAACAGCATAGACATTCAAAGGACTGAATACAAAAAGCCCTTTGGAAACTATGGTAGACTGGGTGATGGTTTAGAGACTCCAGGCATGCTGACTACAGACTGGTCAGACAATAGGCAATATGTGAGCAGAGAAAACATGGTCACTAAGTATTTGACAGTGACAAGTGACTGGATCACAGAGGAGGAGTTCGTATATCTTGAAAGCTTAATGGTATCAGAGGTAGTGCATTGGGTGAACTATGATGGCAGAGGTGACTACATCCCAATGATAGTGACTGATAATAGTTACATAATGAGAAGGGAACGCAATAGCACTAAGTACAATCTGACACTTAAGCTCAAGTATGCACAAGACTATCAAGCAATAAACTACAATACAAGCTATGAATGATGTGATACTCACTGTCTATGATCAGCAGAACAATGGCTTTATAGTCGATCTGTATGGTCAGGACACAATCTCTATGAACTTCAACTTCAATAGCATCACTACGCTAGAGGCTGGTGATGTCTATAGTCAAGAGTTCAGGATACCAGCTACTCAAAACAACTGTAATCTATTCGGCTTGCAGAGTGACTTCAATATAGTACTGTCGATACTATACCAGTGTCGGAAGGTTTTGTCCAGTTCAAAAAGTCATTTATCAAGAATGGTAAGATGGCTGATTTTTCTATAGTCTTTTATGGTGATGCGGTAGACTTAGGTACTAACTTGAAAGACCTTGATTTCACTGTGCTAGATTATACGGATGCTGAGCATGTAGTAAGATTTGCCAACTGCAAGACAGTCAATGATGGTGGTACTATAGGTCTTAATGACTACAGTGATCATAAGCTGATGTGGGCAATGATAGACAAAGGTCAGCAGTTTATGACATGGCCTTCCAATCTGCAGGGTACTTTTGTAGACGCTCCATATTCTTATGGCAGTGGTGCTACTGCATTCTTTAGACCTGACAATACTATAACAGTTCAAGATTTAACTCCATGTTTCAAGGCTAGCTATCTCATTGACAAAATAAATAACTTTTTAGCTGGCAATAATAATAGACAGATAGAGTTAAGCACAGCTGTACAAGATGAACTAGATAAGATATGTCTACCTTTCATGGGTAAGGATGGCAGTATCAAGTATACTGATGATACAGAGAATGGTATTCAATTCAAAAGCAATCAGCTTACTGATGAGACTTTGTCATTTTCTGTACTAAGTGGCAATGTCTATGCAGCTGTATGTACTACCAGCTTCAATGAGGTTATAGATTTAGGTAGTAATTTCAGTGCCTTAACAAATACTTACACCATACCTACTGATGGATACTATCAATTTAGCTTTAGAGGAACTCTCAGAGCAGAAGTAGGTGGAGTGCTTACCACTCCTGATGCAACGGTAGTACCTGGCTTTCTTATCAATGGTACTAATTTCGTAGCTGCATGGAATAGTGGTATATCAGGGACTATCAATACCAATGGTCCAGCTCTACCAAGTACATCATCTGACTATCCTATACAGCCTCAACTCAGTGCCAATATTCCATGGGCAATGGGTATGACTGGAGATACTGCTATTGGTTTCACTACTTACACTGCTCAGACCACAAGTGTCAATAATGGAGAGATACAGATACCTGCATTCAACAATGTGACTGGAGTGAATACTTTAAATAGCTATTCATTTGATGCAGGAGATACCATTGAGCCATGTTTCGCTGCTTATGGAGACCCTACCAATGGAGGTGCAATAGATATTATCTGCAATATCACAAGCTTTGATTTTCAAAAGTTCGATCTACTTGTGACAAGTAGTTTTTCTGCAGTAAAAATGGCACCCGAAAAGTATCAGCTACTTGATTTCTTACGAGACATCATGAAGCTTACCAACGCAGTAGCCATCCCTAACTATAGCAACTATGGAGTGATTGACATCATGACCATGAATGAGTACTTAGGAGGTGGAGGTACAATAGACTGGACTACTAAGATAGATGAGATGGGTGAAATGATTATAGTGCCATCATCAGACTATCAAACGCGCAAGCAAAAGTTCACCTATAGTGAGGGTAGTGATGCAGCCAATCAAGCCTACAAGACAGTAGGTAGGTTATATGGTACACTTGAGCTATATGATACAGCTAGTGATTTCACAGCGGGCGAAAATGTCATAGAACTAGAGGCATGTTCTACACCTAATCAGATGCTCAATGGTAGTAGTACTTGGAACTTACCTAAGTTTGTAGATAGTGAGTATCAGTTCAGCTATCCAGGTGCTAGATTATTGTACTTTAATTTTACTGATGTATACAATATTTGGCCTGATGGAGGTGGATGGGTGGTAGGTGGACCTGAAGGAATGAATGTACCTTATGTGGGTCACTATGATGTACTCTTACCGGATTTATCTAGCAATGACTTGAACTTTGCACAAGAAATACCTCTACATCCAATCATATCAGCTCCAGCCAATACAGCATATTTGAAATATTACAACAATTATTTACAAGAGCTGTATAGTGAGGAGAGCAAAGTATTGACTGCTCAGTTCAATCTTGATGTGACAGATATCTTGAACTTGAACTTCAATGACAGTGTATTCTTATTCAACAGCTACTGGCGAGTATTGTCAGTGGATGGATACAATATGGGCATGAATCAAAGTACCTCTGTGACATTGATTAAGAAATTGAGTGGGGTAGACTTACCAGGTGTATGTAATGACACTGCCATAGCAATCGAGAAGGATGGCTCAGTGCAGTGGCTCAATGGAGGAAATCAAGTCTGCTGTGAGCAGATAGGTTACTATTGGAATGCAGGTCTTAATCTTTGTTATAGATCACAGAATCAAGGAGGTATCAAGCCTAGACCTACATCACCTTTATCATCACTGAGCAGTGGCTTTGATAATCTATTCAATGAACAGACAATTAAAGTAGATCCAACAGCTACCGGAACTATCGTAATAGGTAAAAGCTTGACTGTGACTGGAGCTGCAAAGAATAGCATAGTAGGTGGTGAGGACTTGCTTGTACAGAATAAGGGAGTGTGGTATGGTGGTGGTAGTGATGGAGTTCTAGTCAATAGATCAGCGAGTGGTCAAATGGTATGGCATGCTAAAGATGTATTCACATCAGCAGCTATGACTACTGTAGTAGGCTCATTCTTGACTTTAGAGAATGCTATCTACACTGCAGAGGTAGTACTTACTTGTACTACTTTGACAAGTGTACCAGGATCAGGACTAGAGCCAACAGAATACTACAGTATTCGTACATATAGCTTTGCGTACAATAAAGGAGGCATAGCAGCAGGAGACAATCCGCACAATGTTATCATAGATATAGATACCAATTTGGGAACTTTTGAGCTAGGATGGAATACCAACGCTGTGAACAATGCAATACTTGACCTAGAAGTCAAGAATACTGGAGCTCCGTCTTATCCCACTCCTCAAATTTACATGACAGCACAAGTGATACTCACGCAAATAGGAACAGAATGACAATAGACAAGATAGATCCTGCACAAATAGCAGAGGCACTAGCACTACTACAACAGAAACTACCAACGGAGTCTGAGGTGGGTGCTATCGCCAAAGGTAAGTACAAGAATAAGATGAGCAAGTACATCACTAAGATCATCAATTACTCAATAGTGTTTATACTAATAGGTACAATAGTAAGCGGAGCAATATGGCTGATGAGATATTAAGTGGCCTTAAAGGCATAAAGCAAGAGTTAAGGGCGGTACAAGATCAGATGGCTGGTCTAGATGCTGGCTCAGATGAATTTATCAAGTTATCTCAGAAAGCTGGAGAGCTGAGAGATAGAATGAAAGATGTCAAGGAGGCTGTAAATTCACAAGCTGGTCCAGCAATAAGCAACTTTGGTAACAATTTATCTATAGCAAGAGGTCAGCTCATGGAGCTAGATCTTGAGGGTTTTAGTGAGTCAATCAAAAGGATGGGGGTCAATGTAGCCTCAATCAATTTTGGAATGTTGAAAGATGGTCTATCTGCTGCAGGTAGTGCTTTAGTAGATATAGGTGCAACCATTATCACTAATCCTATCATGTTACTGGGAGGAGTTTTGGCTGGTGTGGTAATGTACTGGGATGAGATAACAGCTGCCATCTTCAAAACTAATCAAGCACAAAAGCTCAATGCAGAGATAACAGCTGAAATGAATAAAGCTATCAGTGGTGAGCTGGTATCTTTAGAAAAGAATAAAGCTTTATTGAATGATGCTAATCTATCACAAGAGAAAAGAGTAGCAATCATCAATGAGTTAAAAAAGACTTATCCTGATTATCTAGGTAATATCAATGCAGAGACTATAAGTAATGATAAACTAAGTGCAGCTCTTAGTAATGTAAACAAAGCTCTCTTTTTAAAGTATGAGATACAAGCTAGAGAGAAAACTTTACAGCCATTATTTGAAAAAAGACTACAACTTGAAAATGATTTAGCAGCAGCTGAACAAGCAAGAGTAGAAAATCAGAACAAGATAGCAAAAGCTCAACAAGAAGCAAGGAATGCTGGAGCTGCTGCTGCCTATGCTAACTATCAAGAGATTGAAAAAATAGGCAACTTAGAGACTGGTCAAGTAGAAAAGATTAAAGCAGATATTGATGCTACCAGTAAACTGATCAATGACTCTATAGCTAAGATATCATCCACTCAATTAGAGCTAGATAAGTTCACTGTCAAATCAAATGAAAAGACAAAAGAAAGCACTGTCAAAACTCAGAAAGAGACTACCAAAAAAGTAGTAGATGAAAAAATTGATAGGAATAAAATCCTAGCTCAGTACAATCAGGAGCAAGCAGAAGATGATATTGCACTAGCTGCAGAGGTAGCTGATAAGAATGCTGCCATGTCTCAAGCCCTGACAGATAAAGAAAGAGAGAGAGCAATAGAAAAGACTGAGATAGCTAAGACTGCCTACCAAGAGTTATCTAAAATTGATCAAGAATATGTTAGTGACTTATTAGAGACCTCCGATAAAGCTACTCAGCATCAAATCGAGAATGCTAAAAAATTAAGAGATGCAGAATTTGAGAAGAGAGATAAGATATTAAAACTAGCACAAGAGGGAGAGGCAGCTATACAAGCTGTAGGTGATGCATATTTTGCCAATAAGATGGCAAAGATTGACAGAGAGACAGTAGCTGGAGCTGCTGCTTATGATGCCCTCGCTAGAAAGCAATTTGAGTTTAATAAAAAGATGCAGTTAGCTGGAGCAATTATTGATGGAGCAAAAGCAGTCAATGCATCTTTGGCATCATCACCAGTAGCCATTGGTGTAGTTCCCAATCCAGTAGGTATTGCATCTTTGGCATTTGTTGCAGCAACTAGCATAGCTAACATAGCAAAGATTGCATCTACTCAATATCAATCATCATTACAAAGTGGAGGAGGAGGTAGTACTCCCTCTGTACCATCGGGTGGTGCAATGTCATCACCTTCAGGTCAATCTCCAGCAGCACTCAATCTAAGTGGATTGCAAGGCAATGTCAATACTGCACCCTTACAGACTTATGTACTAGCTGGTCAAGTGAGCAATGCACAGCAGGCTGAATTTAAAATAAAGAATACTGCATCTATACTAGGAGGTGGATAATTATGGAAAAAGATAAAAAGAAAATGAAGATCATTGAGTATGTTATCAATGATGATGATCAAAAGACTGGAGTCTATTGCATGTCACTTGTAGAGAATCCTGCCATCCTGGTCAACTGGATAGCACTATCTGCTCAAGAGAAGGTAGAGGAGCTAAAGTTCGCAGCAGTGGAGAGTGGAGAGCAGAGAATGCTGTATGGTCCAGTGATGATCCCTGACCAACTTATCTACCGCTACAATGACAAGACTAAGGAGGAGTGGATGGCTACCTACAAAGCAGAGACTATCAAAGCCATTGCACAGAAGTACATGAGAAACAGCATGCACCAATACACAAATGTAGAGCATGCCATACCGGTACAAGGAGTGAACATAGTAGAGACATGGATACAAGCAGATGCAGAGAAAGACAAGTCAGCTGCATTGGGTTTCACTACACCTATCGGCACATGGTATATTGGAGGTCATGTGGAGGATGATGGCTTGTGGCAAGATGTCAAGAATGGAGTCTTTAAAGGATGGTCATTAGAGGGGTACTTTTTAGAGAATGAGGAGAAGATGATGGATGAGTACGAGGTAGAGAAGATACTAGATCAGATGATTGAGGAACTGAACATCTTAGAGCATCCATGAGAGACTTCATGAAAAAGCTTATCAGTGCCAATGATGATATGAGCTCGAAGAGATTTGCAGCTCTTATCTGTACTGCAACTGTGATAGTCCTTGCATTTATTGCAACAACTGCTGATGAGGACAAAATCTGTCCAGAGTTCATGTATGATGCACTGTGCTTAATAGCAGGGGGAGGACTAGGCTTGTCAGTGATTGAGAAGATATTTGAAAAAAGAAAATAGACATTTATACTAAGACACATGGAAGTAAAAGACCGCATTTATCAGATTATTGCTAAAGCTCAGGAGAAGCTTTCAGCACATAACATAAAGCTCTCAGTAGATGAGTCTGCTGAGGTAACAAAAGAGGAGACTGCAGAGGCTCTAAAGTTCATGGTAGAAACAGCACTAGAAGATGGCACTATCGTATTCACACCGGCTGAGAGCTGGGATCTTGGGGTTGAAATTTACACTAAGGATGCTGATGGCAATCCTGTGGCTGTTGCTGACGGTGACTATATTGTGGCCGATGGCACTGTGCTTTCAGTACTTGAGGGCAAAGTATCAGCTATTACTCCCAAAGAGGATGAAGTAGAAGTAGAGGTGACAGTAGAGGCTGAGCAATCAGAACAAGCTGAGGTATTGACCAAGCAGTATGTAGATGATGCATTGACTGCAATCACCGAACAAATCACCGAACTAAAGGCCGAATTTCAAAAGATACTTTCTAGCAAAGAGATTGAGATGTCTGAGGTAGCTAAAGAGCTTGACACAGTGAAAGCTGCATACTCTGCATTATCAAATCAAGCAGCAGCTGTATCTGTTAAGCAGACAGCAGTAAAAAAAGAAATCAAGCCAATGATCGAGTACAAAAGTGCTGCAGATCGCATCAAGGCAATTATCGCAAATAAATAAATTTAATAAATAGAAAAAAATGGCAAGTACATTAACAATCTCTAGCAGCACATACGCAGGTGAATTAGCCTTACCGTGTATCCACGCTGCTCTTTTGACTGGAGATACCATCGCTAACCGCTATGTGACCGTCAAAGAAAATGTAAAATTCAAGGCAGTATTGAAGAAATTATCTTCTGCTAACTTGGTACAATCTACATCACCTTTCCCATGTGATTTCAGTGTAGGATCATCTGCATTGACATTGGCTGAGGCTGTATTGACTGTAACTGATTTGAAAACTAACATCGAAGTATGTAAAGAGCAATTCGCTAATGACTGGGAAGCTATGCAGACTGGTAGAGGTTTCATCAATGATGTTATCCCTGCTAACTTCGCTGACTTCTTATTGACTTACTTAGCTGGCAAAATCTCTGAGCAGATTGAGTTCAACTTGTGGGTAGGTAACTTTTCGGGA